CTTGTCTTTGTCTCCTTTGGACAGAGGGCCCACCGCGCAACACTGCCGCGTGTGAGCGACGTCTGCCCAGTCGCTATAGTAGCCGATTTTCAAACGAGTGCACAGGTCAGCCAGCAGAAACGCACGCTCGTTTGTGATCGACTGGGCGAAAATGATATAACAACCCATCATAGTCAGCTTTCCTTCTTGATGTCGTCCAGGGCGAGCCGCATCTCGGTAATAGCCGCAGTGTTCTCCTTGACAACGGTATTACACTGATACCACATCAGCAGAAAAGCGGCGATAGGAAACCCCACGTTAGAAATAGCCTGAATCACAGTATTAGCATCCATTTGAGCACCTCCATATTAAATATAAATACACGTAAATCCCAGGTTCTTGCGCTGGCTGACGCTTGCCCGCCCCTTCTGGGGGCTGCCTGTGGGCACCTGGGATTAACTTTATTATATACTACCCAAATAAAAAAGTCAAGTACCGCAATACTCACGAAAGAAAATTTCATCCGAATAACGCTCAAATTCAATCTGACGCTGTAAGTACGCGGGCCAGATATACCCATACGCGGCCCTAAATCGTTTCCGCTCATAATCGCCGGTGCCGTATGTGGGCATCTCGCCAGACCGATGCCGACACACATAGTAGAGGGGTTTACTCTTATGCTCATAGATGCAGCACCGCCCAATTTGAACAAGGGGGTAGTATTCCCGGAGGGGCCGAGATACAATAAGACTTTTCTCCTCGGCGCTGTACTGGTTTTCAATAGCGGACCTATAAAAGTCCGTTCCGGTCATGGACCTATAGAGGGCCGTATTGGCTTTCTCTTTTGCAATAGGGCTGTCCACTAGATCAATCAAAAGAATCCCTTTATCGGCCAACAGCTTGACGCGCTCTTTCTTGCCGATCATCTTTTCGACTGTATCGGTGATTTCCCACTGCATATAATAGGGGTTCGCCATGCCAACAGCGTTTGACATACACAACAGCGTCAGGGGCTTTTGCCCTTGCAATTCGCGGTTACGGTTGACCGTTTCATAAATGTTGGCAAGGCCCACACCCTCGCCTCGCCGGTAGTAGTCAGACTCTTCTTTCTGGTACTCGTCCAAGATAATTATATTGGTATGGGGGCTTGAAAAACCACGGGTACGAGCAAGAGTCACCACACTACCCACTACGCCCGACATCTTGGCCGGTTTTATGGGCGCTCCTGTATCCGTGTAGGCTCCTGCATTGCCCACTTCATACAGTCCCGCTATTTTGGGCAATTTGAACGGGGCGTAATGTGTTTGCAAATCGTCGTTCAATGGAGACCACGGCCACATACTGGGCGATGCACAAATAAGTTCCGCCTGCTGCGGCGTGCGGCGCAGATATAGAAATTCTTCCTCGGTCTGATGCACGTGTTTCAATGCTCCATAAGTCTTGCCGGTACCACGTCCGCCCCAAATAAAAATAATAGATGCTCCGGTGGACAAAATGCCATCTTTTTCGGAAAAATTCGGCCAACCTTCATCAGTGTACAGTTTAATCATCAGGTAACCTCCATAATCTTGTACCCCAGTATCTTTGCGTATTCGTCAGTAATACCCAACGTGTAGGTATTATCACAAATACACAGGTTTCTTGTTATATGTACCGTATGCCCGTCAACCACAAAATCGGGCACATTGGGCCGGTCATTATAAATAACCTGATTTCCGGCGGCAAGACAGAACGTAAAGCCGGGCTTGAACACCTCAAAACCACCCCACAGGGCCAGCTCCAAACCGCCCTTCCGTTTGCTAACTCCGGCTATGGTAGTAGTGATCGGCCCGCCCTTTTTATAGGTAGTCGCATATTTTTTTGCGCCCCACGTCATAAACTCCGCATAGCTACGCTCTTGCTCATACACACCCATGTAATGAGTATTGCCTTTTGGGTCCGTAGCACACGCGCCATTATCTTTCGCAAGCTGTTTCACAGATTTGTTGAACTCCGCTAAATCAATATTACCCATGTATTTGACGCTGTCAGTGTCGCAGTACACACCATTCTTGCCCGCGGCCCATTGCGCTATTTTTAGGCGCTTGCGAGTGTGAGCCGTTGTCCATACGCCCCATTGGTAGGGCAAAAACAAATGGGGGCGATGCTCGTTATAACTGCCCTCCGGGTCGTCGGTGCACTCGCTCCAAAGATTGTCGGGGTCATCCTCGTCAAAAAGTGTGTCCAGCTGCAAGGGGTCTTGTGCGGTCATGCCGTAGTAGCTATTGAGATCGCCCTTGGCCTTGACATAATACAAATCTTGACCGGCCACACCTTTAAGGGATGTTTTGCCGGTGTAACTCTCTTTTACACAATCCGTCAAGGGCTTTGGCAGTTTGCCATAATCGGACGTCCAGAGATCGAGAACGTTAAGGGCATCCCAGTCATACTCTTTGGCAATGATTCTAAAATCTATATCTGTTATGGTGATCTCGAAATGGTCAGCAGACAACAGACGGCCATTGTCGTTAATGTATCCTTCACAGTGCCGAACCTTTGCAAGGGGAATATATGGGAACCCCCACCACTTAAAGCGCTGGCGCAAACCTTTTACTTGCAAGCGCATCAAGCAAGCCTTGCCGTGCCTCATACATTGCATCAAACGCTCTACGGTGGCCGGTTCCTGCCTAAATGGAGTCATAGGAAAATAACATTCACATTGTGTGGCAGGGTATGCGCTCGACATATCCGCGGAACCGACATTTTCCAAATGGAGACCTACATAATACCGATTCGCATGGGTGTCACCGCCCCGGAACGCCTCCCGCAACATTTGGTATAGGTCCCACGACGGCAAAAGGCGCTTGACCCGTTTAATGCCCCATTTATACATTGCTTCTCGGGCCGTTCGCCGGACGTATCCAGTGCGCGTTAATGGTAGAGTGTACAGGTCATCGCCGTCTCGGTTCATCTCGATTAACAGGCACTCCACAATACACCGAACATCATTGACACAATACGCTAATTCTGTAGACGTTAAAGAAGTCCATGGGTACCGAACTTTGGAATAATCAAGTGCCCCCGTCAGTTTGGCATGAGGGGCACCCAGCTGTTTGCCCCAGGCATCAAGGGACAAATTGCTGTGCCACATACTGCATCGGTACTCAATAGCGCGATTGTCGCATTTTAAGACCCTGCGTGGCTTGCTGGCGAACACATCACCCGGGCCAAAATCCAGAACACCCGACAAATATTGAAATTCATGTGCAAGATTGTGAACGTACATACACAGAAACCAGTTGCCTTGCGGGCCGCTGTTTGCTTGCAAATAGTCGCTGATTGCTCCCGTAAAGTTCAGCCACTCGTCCCACGTCCTACCAATAATGGTAATATCCAGACCGAATTGACACTGCCAAATATACATTATGGTGTGGGGATTGTCGTCCGCATCAACACATACTCGGCTAGTCTCAATATCAAACGCACACGGCATATTCACATATAAGCGCTTTTTGTTCGTTTTGCGTTTCTTGCCTTTTGTGTGTTTGCGGTCTAAATGCTCCATAAGCCACGGGACAGGGTTATAATTACAAGCCTCCGCCAAAACCTCCGCGCAGGTCGGCGGAACTGCTGCCGTCGCTGTAGTCCCATTCTTTACCATAGTTGACCTCGCCTTGCTGCCACTTTACAAAATCGTCAATACTGACATTGTAGCCGCCTTTCTCGCGCCAGTACATAACCGGCTGGTCGGATGGATAGTAGTATATGCCCGATGCTTTCACGATCTCCCACCATTCCGACAGGGCCGTGTACTGATCCTTGGGCACGTCGGCTACATCAATACCACCGACTTTCATTTTTTGCGTAAATTCTTCACGTGCACCGCCAACGGTGGAACCCTTGGAACGCACAAAACGCGCTACATCCGCCAAAGCCTGCTCCAATGCTTTACGGTCTCCTCGCATTGCCTTTAGAGTTGGGAAACCTCCGGCAAATTCTTTATAAACGTCGCTTGTGCCGCTGATGGAGTCCGCGGATAGGCGCTTAATACGCTTCTGCGCAATGTCGCGAAGTCGAGTGTATTCTTTGCGCATCTGATTATCTGGCCAAGACTCCAAGGCATAGGGGGTATACAGCTCGGCACTGTATTTAAGGGTTGCCCTTGCTTTAGCTGCGCCTGCTACCATGTTTCTTGCGCTCCTTTCTATCTAAAATCATATAATACCAGTCCAGAGGGTCCACTTCAATGCCCAATCCGTTGAAAATGATTTTGGCCCATTCAGAGCGGAAAAACTCAACATCATTGGTTGTGACTCCACTATATACAATGGCCGTTGCGAGGTAGATCAAAGAATCGTCGCAGTTAAGCAAGGATACTCTGTTATCTTTACTTTTCATGGGGCCTCCTATAATAAATATGGCCGCCGCATGTGCGGCGGCCATCTGGTAGATCAAACCAGATTCAAAGACAAAACCTGGCCCTTTTTGGTGCTAATCAGCACAGGTTTGATCCGCACCGGCTCCGTCCACGTATCAGGAGTGCCGAGCAGCGTAAACAGCCGCTTCAGAGACTGATACACGCCCACGGAAACACAGGCGTAGGACTGCCCATCCTCGGTAATGAGGACAACGCGGGGTGCAATCGTCTTGCCCTCGGGAACATCGTCCTTGCTGACCTCCACGCACTCAACAGACACATGGACCAGCGACAGCACCTCATTGACGTGCTCCTTCAGCTTATTGGCGGGGTTGCTCGTGGCATTGTAGAATGCAACTGCGGCAGAGCGGTCAGAGAGGTTCATATCGGTGTACCCAACGCCGGTATTCATCACATCGGACACCATCATAACACCATTGTTTTCGGACTTCATCATTACTTCGGACATAATATAGCTCCTTTCATTATGTGCCCTGTCATTATCAATACCGGGCGGGCGGTCCCGGTAGACGGCCCGGAGGCCGTTTCGACTTAATTCTTGTTATATAAGGAGTACATAGCCTGTACCCCGTCACGCACATGGGCCGCGCCCTGATACATAAGATCGGCTGACAAGCAAGTCCCTTTAAAACCCTCAAGGGCGTGCACTTGCTCATCGCAATGAAAGAGGGCCTGCC